ACTTTCTTTACAGGTCCAAATCCTTCGGTAATGATCTGACCCTTGCGACCCATCATCGCGGTCTTGACAATATTTTCATATTCAAGATCGGTATGAAGAATATTGGCAACTTCCATTCCTATGCTATTGACTTCAATCAACACATATGCGTTATTATATTTTTTGGCAACCGTCCTCAATACGGAAGCAAAGAGAAGAGGAGATACCGTATTGTTTCTATATGTCGCAACGACTCTATATGGAAACTGAGTAACGTCAATCACAGACATTGCGGTGTAGTCCTTGCCCTGCCCTTCCGCAACGTCAGCAGTTATGAAGTAAATATGATCCTGAGACTTTTCCTCTTCATCATTTTTTCTCTTGGGTTCTTCATAAACGTTCATTCCGTCCTTTGACCGAATCATTGGTTTTGAATATACCAGAGTGTGCAGTTTCTCTGCCGATATGAGAGTATTGGAACTGCCCAAGAAGTCACACTCCATCTCCTGAGCAAACTGCTTCTCAGAAGTCTTGGAGATCATATCATTCTTCCACTTCTCGTCTCTTAAAGGACCACCTGGATATTGCGGAACCTGACTCCAATGGACCTCGAATGCCTTGTATCCGTTTTGGTTGTTGATTGCTCCCTTCCAGTAATAGTAAAACATATTCAACCCGTTTGGAGTTGAAATGATAAACATCTTGGTAGATTGACCCGAGGTAATGGTTGGATATACAGAGGTGAAGAACTCTTCGGCAATCTGTGTTGGAATGTGAGCAAACTCGTCAAGAAGAATACAGTTGAAGGAGAATCCACGAATCGCAGAAGATGATGTTGCTGCTGCCAAAACGCGGGATCCATTCTCTAGTATGATTGATCCCTTATTCCATTCAATTATTCCTTGTTGTAACCATTTTGGCAGATATTCATATGCCATCTTCAATCTTCCTAGAATTTCAATTGCGGTAGATTGTTTGTTTGCCAAAATACCAACGTTCATATTTTGATTGAAAAGAACATAGTGAAGTAGATAAGCACCTACGGTTGTAGTCTTTCCTACCTGACGTGGAAGTTTACCAATAACGAAGCGATTATCATGTAGTATCTCTATGAGTTCCTTCTGAAAGTCATACATCTCAAAAGGAACAAGACCTTTATCTACAGCAACGATGCGTACATACTTTTCAACAAAGTAGACAGGATCATTGGCACACTTAATATACTCCTGTACTTGTTCGGGAGTAAATTGTTGCTGTATGCCTACTGGTTTTAAATTGGGATTACCAAGATATCCATCTTTTTTTGCTGTCACTCTGAATCCTCATGGTCTATAACTTTAGTTTGACTTCTTGACTGATTGATAATATTTTGTAGATCTTTTGTAGATCCGACAAAAATAGAATTATTTGTGGTCTTCTGGACGACCTTATTAGTTCCTAGTGCGTCAGCAGTAGTCTTGTGCATATTCATCAGATCCGTATTAAGTTCACTCACGGTCTTGATGAGTATGGATGCAACTTCGTAAGCACGGGGAGAGTCTCCTGCTTCGGCAACACGCATGATCCCATCAAGTGCTTCAAATCCACTTGATATCAGATCTTTCATATTCTTACGAGCAGAATCAAAGTCCTGACGAACTTGATCTCTTCTCTTGATCTTTACTTTCTTGACAGTATCTTCTGCTTTGACAATTTCAATTGGTTCTTTTTTTGAAACTTCAATATCAAGAATTTCGGAAAGTTTTTCATCGGAATTTTTCATGATGGGGGCCAATCTCCTAAGACTTCGGTAATATCACCAGTTATAACATCTCCAGTATATCCAACATCGTCTACATAATAACCATATTCAACAGAACCCGTAGTCCCGTATCCATAGAAATTAACATCGGATCTTTCAATAATGCCACCAGAAGATCCGCAAATTTGTGGGTATATAAATGTCTTGGCAGTAAAGTCAAAAGTAGAAATTAGAGTTCTACGATTGTCAAATGTTCCTTCGTAATTCTCTGCCAAGTTGACATTGTTCAGAATGAAAGGTACATCCACTGATTGATGAAGATCATTCATTTTCATCGTGACCGTGTACTCTGGTGTAAAGTAAGGTACGATCTGCTCAATGATCTGAAGCATATCGTCCATATTGCGCGTAAAGGCGAATAGAGAAAAATTAATATTATATGGTGCTTCGGAATGTGCCGATTTGTATACACCGTCTACGACCTGTGATCTTTCAACAAGACGATTAATTTTTCTTGTGGGATCGTACATCATTGTGGTGATCTCAAATCCCATCTTTGGAAGCACGATTTGAACTCTTGAATTCTTTGAAAGACTGTTCTCTTGAGTCAGTCTGAGTGCGAATTTTTCCTTACTGCCATATGCCAATGGTACACGAATCTTTTCCTTTTCGCTTCCATCTGCTTCATAACGAGTGACATATACAGAATCAAAAAGAGATCCGAAGGCAATGACAATTTTTCGTATGGACTGATTGTAAAATGATTTATTTACGTTAAACATTAGTCACATGCCTCCGAGAATGGATTATCTGCGCTAAAATTAAGTTCACTGTCTGCCTTCTCCGCGTAGTAATCATTCTCAATTTCGCTGACACCAGATATTGGATCAATTGAGAGATTGATATTTGTTTCTTGGTAGTCGAGAAGGTAGTATTCTGCTCCACTCTCGACAGACTTGATGGATTCTGTTCCAGATGGACCAGTAACAAAGGTTCCAGAGACTCCCTTGATATATGTGGTGTTTCCAGTATATTCAACAATGACACCTTCGGCAGTGGAATCTCCGTATATTGCACCAGCACCCGTGACTCCAGAAACCTGGAATACGGTATCTCCTCTTTTGAGAATATTCAATCCAGTGATAGGAGCACCAGAAAGAGAAAGAGAAATCATGTTGTATTTTCTCTTGGTCTGAATTTCGTCAATGTCACTGACTCCAGTTTCAATATCTTCAAACGAATATGTGAAGAGTTCGCATGTTAGTGTATATGTGTTGAGTGTTCCAAACTGGAAGAATGGAATCTTATCTTCAACATAGTTTATCTCAAACATGTTCTTATTCAATGGAAAGTAAAGCAAATCGCCTTCTCTTGGAGTTCGAATTGCTGGTTGCTTTCTTGATACTTCTTCTTCAAATCTTGTCTTTGAAACCTTAAGTGTAACTCTGTCGGTAATGTTGATACCGAACTTATTTACGATATTCATCTGACCACCGAACTCAAGTATGTTCTCAATATACATTTCAATCGTATATGCGTACTTGAATTCTGAAATTGGATCCTCACCAAAGATAATATCCCTGTTCAGGTATTCTCTGGGAATATAGATCATATCACGACCCATAGTCTTGATTGTTTCTATGGTGAGATCATTCAATAGATCTTGTTCACCTTTATAATCTTTGAAATATGGGTTTACTGCCATTTGTTATCCTATCATGAAATCAATTGGCAACTCGTATGCCATTGAAAGTTCCTGCTCTACCAGTTGTATTTCTTGTACTGCCTGATCGTAGATCTGTTGACCCTTGAATGTGATACCACCTGGAAGTTGAACTCCGTCATACTTGAGCATGTTTGCTCCCCATTGTCTCTTGATGAGAGCAGTGAGATACTTCTTCAATAGACGGTCATTGTAGATCTTGGTATATACATCTGGATCAAGCATTGCGTATGCTTCAATTACTAGATAATATCCTGCTGGAATATCTTGATCCAATGCGTCAACGTAGATTCTGTCAGTTACTTTGCTAAAACGAACCGACTTCTCTGGACTGAAGAATTGCTCAAGAAGACTGATATACTGCATGGTTACTTCATAACCAGCAACGGGTGTGCTTTGACTTCCGTTAAGACCTCTGTTGATTCCGAAATAATCGGTGAGTGCCAACTGGTAGCGAACATCAAACATATTGACACCAGTCAACGTACCGAATCTGAATACTTTGACAACCGACAATATATCCTTACCAGATGGGGAATCGTTAAGATCTCCAGTTGGTGGATCAATATCATTTATATCAATATATCCACGATCAATATCAGTCTGAGTCAACAGATACTTGAAATATACCTTCTGAACACCGTCAAAATGTCTTTCGGCAAAATATTGAAGTGCTTCATCAAGACGATCTTCACATTGCTCATAATCAACATTGACTTGAACCACAGGATGTCCCAGGTTGCGAAGACAAAGTTCTATGAGTGATCTTCTTGAGTCTGGTGTTGCCATATAAAAACTCTCCTTACTTTATTTATAAGGAGAGTTTTTTATATTATTTGGAATCCGTATTTTCTGCTGGTTTCTCTGGTTGAATTGGAGGTTCGTGCGTTGTCACTTTGATCTTCTCCATTTCCTTATACGGCATTTGTTCAATATAATATCTACGAGTAATTGGTGGTTCTGCTTCGTCTGGTTTGGACTTTTCGTAGTTGGTAAACCCTGGCATCTTCAACGGACATGCCAGACGAGGGTAATCCAACTTGCTATATTCTTCACCATCTGCGAGCAACCAGGTTCCTTTACGGTCGCCACATCCACAACCCCCACAAAAGAATTTACCTGGGGTTGAAGATTGTTTCAGATGTTCGCATGGAGGAAGAACTCCACCCTTGTCTTGATTTCCGAAACAAGAAAGAACGCGAAGTTGTTTGATTGGTTTTGTGACCTTTTCATTATTAAAACCACGCGAAGAAATGGCAGATGCAAAACTTTGCATCATGGTCATCTTTTCCTTGATCGCGCCTTCTTTCTTGATTGGTTCTGCCTTACGAAACTCTACTGATTGATTTTCGTTCTTTGGTTGTTCATTATTTTTATTCTTGTTTTTATTACATCCACATCCCATAGCAAAATCCTTATGTTAAAACAATACGACGGAAGAAGTAAACTGTTTCTTTATTTCTCTTATTGAAGAGTGCTGTCTTGTAGTTAACGGCATATTCTGAATTGATCAACTGACCATAGACATGTCCACTATTATATATCTTGGATTTAGAAGTCGATGGGTTGATATATTT